CTCTCAGTATCATAATAAGTGTCAAAAAAAGCATAGAAATGTGGTCTGTCTTTAAACTCACCATCTATCACAGTTTTTTGTACAATATCCATATTAGGGTAAGCTTTAATTAATTTATCAAAGACTTGTCTTTGTATTAACATACAACCAGTTGGTGCGTGTGTAACTTCAATAACACCCTCTTCACATTTGACGTCATGTTCTTCATCTTCTAAAAGTATTGGATATTGATTTATATGAAATTGGCATTGTTTAGGGTTTTTAATAAAATCACCTTTTATTTTGTCAATGAGATTTTCCCATTTAGCTGTTTTAATTGGATACGGTTGTGAGATTATTTCTTTATCTTTACTTATCATTTTAAATATGCTTTCAACATCAAAAGCAATATCAGAGTCAACAAACAAAAGGTGTGTATAGTCTGTTTGTAAAAAAGCACTCACACATAAGTTTCTCCCTTGCGTAACTAAAGAAGATTTCATTAGTTGAAATGTAACAAGTATATCTCTTTTCATACATTCTTTTTGTAATTCAAGCATTGTTTGCGTAAAGTGTATGGATACTTCACTATGTACAGGAGTAGCTACAAAAAGTTTTATTTTATATTTATCGGTATTTTTTGATTTATTGATCCAAAGTGGCTTATTGTTTTGCATCTAAAACACCTGTAAGAAAATTTGTCCATTCAAATGCCTTTTTTTCCCAACAATAAAACCTTTTTACAAAATCTTGTTGTAAAGATAAATGTTCTCTTATCATAGGTTCGTGGAGCGTGTCCCGTGCTACTTTGATAGCTTCTGCAAATTGAAAAGCAAGATTATTAAAATTTGTTTCATAGTTGATGTATATAGGAAACTCGGATCCTGTTTCATATAAAGCACCATAATTAGTCACAACACAGTACAAGCCAGCAGCCATAGACTCTAACAAAGAGATGCATGATGTTTCTTCCCAAATACTTGGATAAACATATAAATGATAGTTTGGTAATTTACTTAATATAAAGTCATTTGGTCTATATCCAATATAATTAACATTTGGTAACTCTTTTGCTTGATCATATAACTCTTGGTAATTATGATCATTATCTTCTTTAAACTCATCTCCATAAACTTCACAACTACTATATACATCAAGCTCAATATTCTCACCCTCTAGATACTGCATAGCTCCTAACAGAACATTTAAACCACGCCAAGGTGTATTATGATGTATAATTCTAAGACGATCCCCTTTATTGTAAGTGCTTGGTTTGGGAAAACTTGTCACACCATTTTTAATAACATGACATCTGTCGGTTGGTATATTAAAACACTTCCTATATTCTTCGTAATTCCAATGTGAATTAAATACATACCAATCATATTTAGTGTGATTATTTTTATCATCAAACCAAGGTTTAATATTAGGTTGATCTGGTGCATTTTTCTGCCACAGAATATTTACTTTATCTTTAGACAAAGGTGTTTTTTCAGGAACAGATAAACAAATTTGAACACCTTCCAACAATTCTTTTTTAACATTGTCGATTAAAAAATTATGTTGAAGTTCAGTTCCCCCTAGAGGATTCAATCTGTTCCTCCTTCAATATCCAACTGCGGTACGATAATTGTAACGTCCCTTTGAATCTCTTCTTCAGTTGTCGCAGACAACTGATCTTTGACATCGAACTTTGCTTCATTTTCTGATGCATATACTTTTCCAGTTCTTTTGTTGGTAATCTTAGTTTTCGATTCGCAGTGTATTACTTTCATATCAAAAAATAAGGAATATTAAAATATTTATTATTATATATGTTGTCATACTGTTAAATTTACATAATTAAAAAATAAAATCAACCATTTTCTTGAGAACGATCAATAAGAGCATAGGATATGCAACCTGTTATTTGATTAGCCGAACCTGCTTGTATTTTAAGAATGTCACTAGCTTCAAGATTTAAACTATCCTTGACTAAATTATCAAAAGATTTATTAAGCTGAACATTTGAAATTTCAACATCAGCTGACCCATCAGATTTTCGTAAAAATAAATCTACATCTACATTGCTTGACGCCTCATGACTAGCTTGAACTAGTTTTACAATAATAGTTGCATCTGATGGACAAGTTAAAATTGTAGTGACATCAGTGGTAGTAAGATCAAATGTTTCACTTTTATATTGTATTGTCATGACATAAAATAATTAAATGTATCTTGTTCATTTTTAATATTAGTTTTATAACTAAAATTTAACTGATTTACAAGTGTTGATAATGCTTGGGTAAGTTGCCTTTTGTCTTCAAAATTATACTCACTTTTTAAATCTGGTAACATTAAATTTATTTTCATTATCTTCTCCCATCAGGCTGAACGTCAGCACGAAAAGAACCAAAACGCCAAGTTTCATCTGTGCTTTCATTTTCTATCTTTAAAGCTGCAAAACGTCCGCGTGCTCTTGTATCAATTTTATTTGTTGAGGCAGTTACAGTAAACGGACCTAGACTTGAGGAACTTTCTGTTTCTGCTGGAAAATCTTTTAACAATAAGGATACTTTAGCATTACCATCTATTTTAGCAAAGTCAGGTATAAAACGTCTAATCTTCAGAAAAAACTCACCTTGCGCACCTTCCATATCCAAACTGAAATCACCAGATTCAATAAAAGCAGGAATAGCTGTTTTACTACCAGCACTATCAACCTGATTTGTACCAACTTCATGTTCATATAATGTAGTAGCTCCATAAGTATTTGTAATACCATTTATTGAAAAATTAGGTGTAGCTGTTGAACTGTATTGTGTTGCATAAGGATTATCAAATGTAAACTTATCAATATACGTTGTTCTATCTAACGAACTTGTTGTCCATACACCTTCTCTATAATTTAATGTTACACATCTATCAATTACATCAGAACCTGCTTTTGGATAGAACCAATTTATCTCTGTGAATAAACCATTGAAACCAGCAAATATAATTTCATTTTGATTAAAATTAAAACCAAGATCGTTAGATGTCTGTGTAGTAAATACGAAGTCTTCAACAGAGCAAGGTATTTTTTTTACACCTGCGCCATCATAAACAAAGAAACCACCAGAACGACCCATCCAGTAAACAACACCATCAACATGAATGATTGAATGTTGTGACATAGCTCCACAGTTAGTACCAACTTGACGTATAGAAAATGTAAAAGGGGGCCCAACAAATTGCATTATATAGGCGGACGTATCGGTGACAATAAATGTCAAATCTTTAGCACGCACAGCTCCAACAATTTTTGATCCAGAGTCTAGTTGAAAAGTTCCTGCTGTGTTTGTTGAGGTTGGTGCATAAGTTGTTCTGTCTTCTTGATCTGAAAATCTAATAAACATTTTGTCCTGTGAAGCTGGCGTTCCTATTGTAGTCTCAGTGCCTAGATGAATAAGATGTCTATCTGTATCGGATACAATAGTATGAACAGATGATGTTGGGTTTGTTGCTACAGCTGTTGCTCTTGTGGTTAATGCATTAGAGGCCGATGGATTCCATTCAAAACTTTTACCATTTCTTACAGTCGCAATAAGTATTTGACCATAATTGTCTAATGACCAATTTCCAGGCTCTAAAGTGGTTGTCGAGGTTGTGCTTGCTTCACCCCAATTTTGTGAGCCACTCCATGTGCCAGTACTCCAACCAAAACCTTGTGTTTGAATTGTGGGACCTATTTCTTCATAAGGTGTTGTTGTTGCTGATCCAGCAGCTGTTATACCAGCCCCTGATTCCACAGCAGACATGGTAATTGTAAAACTATTAGCAGTTGGAACAGATATTATTTCAAAAGGGTTTGTTGTGAAATCAGCAGTTGCAAAACCTGTACCTGAACCGGGAAGAGTTACGCTTGTAAATACAACATATTCACCTACAACTAAATTATGAGAAGTTTTGTTTACAGTAACAGTAGCTGATCCATTTGTGGTGGTAAACGTGCAAGATGTTAATGCTGTTCCGAGCGGTGAAATGTCATAAAAAGCACCTTCAAAATATAAAAACAACCCTTTAGTTGTTCCTATTCCTATATACTTAGTTCCATCAAGCGCCGACCAATTATGAATATCTCTTGCAACTCCTGGCAAAGTATTAGCTAAAGGTTGAGTCCAACCACCCATTTTCTCTGGCTCTCCATATCTAAAACGTACAAAGTCACCATCTGTCCATTGGTATTCAGCTGTTGTTTTTGTTAATTGTTTATTAAAACCAGGTTTAAAAGGTACTTTGATTAGAGGCATGTCACCTCGCAGTCACAGGACTGGTTCCGTCCCCAACGAATGGATTAGAGGCAAATGCCATATAAATATAAGTTCCACTAGAATTATTATTGGAGTTTAAAGTGTTTCTAATTTTAAAACCATTTGATAATAAATCCATAGTTATTGATGAAAGACCAGATTCTGCATCTGTACTATCAGCAAGTAATGGTGGACCGATTGGATTTGCTGGGTATCTGGTACTATCAATTATTGACCAATTACCACCAGTGCTAGAATCTGTCCGTTTAATTAGTAACCAAGCTGGTCGGAATCCTGTGTAAATCATCGGCCCATCTGTACTGCCGTTGCCCTTGAAGAAACCAAATTTACTAAAACCATCTACACTATGCCAACAATAAGCTAACATATTATAACCATTATAATTTCCTATTTCTGAAGTTCCAACACTAAATACACTATTTGTTGGTGCTGTATTATTCCATGTTGCCGCACTTGCTGTACTTGCAGTTGTTTCATTTAAATATAAAAAGTTATTGAATCCACTAGGGTCTGCTGTACAACCTACAGCAAAACCAGCAACTGAACCAGCATTACGAATCCGTGTCATAACCCACTCTGGTGCTGAAGATAACCCATGTCCAACTGTAGCATTAGCACCCGTTCCAACATATTTTACGATTGAAAAGCCAGCAGTTGTATTAGCTTGGACAGTAGAGGCAATTGAACCATCAGTATTACTTGCAGTAGTACCACCATTTGCTACCCAGTTCCAGCTTACAAAAGATTCACCAGCTGTATTGATTGCATCACTATCTTCAATTTGCTGACCACCTTTTAAAAACTTTTGTAAACCATCTACAACTGTTGACTCTATACCATCAGTATTAGATGCTAAAACTAATTGTTTACCTCTTGAACTATCGTATAATTGGTGATTGTCAGCAGCATCTCTGTTCTTCGTCCACACTAATCCACTTATGCCTTTAGCTGTTTCTGGTAGGTTGTCCTGTTGTAAGGTAGAAAAACCAGTTGGTGGAGTATGTGCAAAACTTTTTTGACCAAAATTAAACTCTCCTACACTATTTGAATCAGACCTAACAGCACAAGGATAGAATTTATTTATTCCATTTGCTCTATGACACCCACCAATTGCTCCTGTGCCATTTGCTGGATTAGCACTATTAAACCAAGTGCCGTTCTTACCACAATACCCTTTGCCACTATCTAAATCCATTGCAAACATTAAAACATCATTAGTTGAAACTGTTGTGTAATTTACCTCTTCAGTATATCTGTGGTCAATAAACCAAGACCCAGCAGAATATTGTCCAGATGCACCTGTTGATAATGCCCCAGAAAAATTACCACCTCCTTGTGTGCCACTAGTACTAGCTTGTGAACCTCCAGCACTTCCGTCATCTTTCCAACCCCATAATCCAGCACCAGTGGTTGTGATTTTTACTTCCCAATACCATTTACCAGTTGCCACACCAAACCCAGATTGTGCTACTGCTTGAGCAGCACCATTTGTTGTTCCTGTGCTAACTATTAAATTACCATCAGTTGCAGATGTGCCAGAATTAAAAGAAGCAAATGTGTTAAAGTTTTGAGTAGGGCTACTGGTGGTCTGATCTGTACTAGCTAAATTTGTGGCTGTGAAATCATTTGTATTTCCACTCGTGTCATCTCCGAGTGATGAACTATCTTGAAACTGTAATCTAAATCCATTAGTGCCATAAGTAATACCAGTTAATGTTTTTGGAATCCAGCGATTTGTGCTTGTATCGGTGATGCCAAAGGTTGAAGGTGTATGTTGTGTTCCGTCTACAAAGTTCATTTCAGCAAAATAACAATCTGGTGAGTACGCTGTGCCACTTAATTGTCTACCAATACTGAACTCTGTTGTAGTATTCACATCTGTATCTGTATTTTGAGTTGGATAATTAGCTGTACTCCATGAAGTTATTTCATCACCATCAACATACATTCTTACTCTGTTGGCTTCGGTTGCTTGAGTTGTGTCTACAGCCAAAAGAATATGATAAAATTTAGAGGTATCTTCAAAAGTTCTGTTTGTTACAAGAGAATCAGTATTACTTCCTCCATCAACTTGTTGGTATTGTAATCTATCACTTGAATCAAAACTAAACTGAGTACAATTGTTAGCATTTGCACCATGTTGAAATATTAATTGTAATGATCCTATATTACATCTTTTTATCCAAAAACTTAAAGTGAATGTATCTCTGTTTGTTTCTGAAGATGGTGTTCTACTCAATTCTGGACTATCATCATCATTAAATATACAACTATTAGCAATCGTACCATTGTCTGTAAAAGGTACGAACTTACCGACCCTCTGCCCAGCTCCGTTGCCTTCGTAGATTATCGGAAAGAAATATTCTTCGCCATTTGGTATTGTTGGTGTTGCCATGTTAACTCCCTATATTCTTTGTACATAGTGCTAGATAATTTGTTGGTGGTGCATAATAGAAGTTACCCACTCCATTACCATCTGCATTACCTTGTGCTGTTTCTGTTCCACCAAAAGTTCCATCTTGTCCAAAGTTCCAACATACTATTGAACCACCATAATGACTATTGCCAAAAATTACATCATCAGCAAAAGCTATTGTATTAGCTTCATTACTTCCTGCTGATGGATTTCCACTAGCTTGCCATACAAAAGAACCACTATTATTATGTCCAAACCAAATCTTTTTATTATCCATATCAATAGCGAAAGCACCAATTTTTCCATCACCAACAGCATTACCCCAGCTAGAAGTATCAGTAGCATTTTCTCGTCTAATACCATCAGCACCAAAACCAATATCTTTATCACCACTTGTGTTACCAGGATTTAATCCAGAAGTACTTAAATTTTTAATAGTATTATAAATTCCCACCATTGGATATTCACCTACACTTGCATTATTATATCTAATCTCAGCATACCATTTTCCTGTACTTGGTAATAATATTGATGCACCACTTCCAGTAAATGCTGAGGCAGTTGATTGTAAATTACCATTACTTAAAGTAATACTTGAGTGAGTATTAAGAGGATTCATTACACAAAAATTATTTGTTGGTGAGTCAGCCATTTGGTCATGTGAGGCAAGTCCACTTGTTGTTAAATCATTACCACTTCCCGATTCGTCATCACCCAAATCACTTGCATCTCTTCCATCAACAAAAAATCCTCCTGTACCATAACTACCAGAATATTCTTTAGGAATCCAAATCCCGTTATCATTGGTTTCGCCAAAGTAACTAGGGTCTAATGCTAACCCATTTACATAATTCATTTCTGCAAGGTAACCATCAAAATATTGACTTGTATTACTAGAACCAAGAGATATATACCTACCAAAACCAATCGCAACATTAGTGCCTAAAATTGAGTCTGCATTCTGAGAAGGGTATTTTGGTGATGGTGATGCTCCACCAAAACTAGTTACTCTTTGTCCATTTATATACAACCTTGCTCTTTCTGTTTCTATTGCATTAGCAGAGTCGTATGCAAATACGAGATGATACCATGCTGATGGGTCACGAAAAACTTGAGTAGTTCCTAAATAAAGAGTATAAGCACCAGCATAATCTTGAATAAACAATGTATCATCAGTTTTAAAAAATATATCAAAAGTATTGCTTGTGTTAGCACCACTTCCAAACATTGTAACTTCAACCCCAAGTTTAGACCTTTTGAACCAAAAACTTATTGTAGAAGCATCTACATTACCACCAGCACCATAAGTTCTTTGCATATAAGCACTATCAGCAGCATTAAATCTAATTGATTGGTCTATTTGGTGAACGGCTGCACCTCTAACACTATTCGCTCCTAGAATTAAAGGCATTTAGAAGTCCTCCAGCTTTGGAAACTCCCCTAAAGGTCTTGTCATATCTGGATTTTCTTCCGTTCCAGTGTTGGTATATTCATAAAGAGTTTTTAAAGCATCAACATCACTTGCATTATCAATTTGTGTTTGCATTTCATTACACTTTGTTCTCACTGCCGCTCTGAATTTTGCTATATTTGTTGGAAGAGTATAGTCAGAAACTTCACTTGCTTTAGTAACATACCAATCAGTTTCGTTTAGGATATCACGAGTTTGTCTGTTTATTTCCTCTTTTTTTACTGTCTTTAAACCTTTATTAATAATTTTGTTACCATTTGAATCTAAAAGATTTTTTCCATCTGCATCTTTAACTTCCACATCTATCAAACTATGTGCAGTTGCTTTACCCCAAGCCATTTTAACAACTTTATTTGTATTATCTACAGTATAAGTGTGATCTGTATTTTTGTGAAATTCACCATTTTTATAATTTGTTCTGTCTTGATGTACTGGGTATATACCTATTTCTGCTAATTGCGATTTACTCCATTTTGAAAAAATACCGCTTGGATATTGATAATCTCCAATTTTTATTGCTTTAGCTCCGTTATAAATTTCTATAACTTGTTCATTTTTTACCTGTGCCCACATATATTATCCTAACTTAGTGTTAAATTTAAATTTCTTCCTACTTCAAGAAATTTTGAACCATTATAATAAAACACAAACAAATCACCTTTTGCAGCAGTAGTAGTCAATGTTGGTGCGGTGTCTGCGGTGAATTCAAATATTGCATTGAAGGTTGGTACACGACTTCCTGTGCCATCTTGAATTATTAAAAGCGATACAAACTGTCCTGTTGACCCATTTGTCGGTGCTGCAAAAGTTCTATTCCCACCTAAAGTTACCTTTGCAACAGGTGCTGCTTGCACATCCCAATTTATTGTTGCTCCATCTGTTAGTGTAACTTCAGGAAAATAAGCAGCATCATTAAATACAAATTTACCATTACCTTTTGCATTAAAGTTTATACCCACATTAGAATCTCCACCAGTAGCTGCAAAACCAGGATTGCTACCAGTAGCTGCATTTGTAATTTCTAATTCATTTACCGCACTGGCTGTTTCTTGAAATACTAACTGTTCGTTTCCGTTTGAATCAGCGATAAAGCCAGCATCTGCAAATTTAGGCTTAGTTAAAGTTACGGCACTAACACCACCACCAACAATTGTTCCTGAGTTTGTAATTGTACCTGAAAACGTTTTATTAGATAAAGTATCTGTTGATGCTGTTGTAACAATTCCTGTATCAACGATATTTGTTCCGTCTGAATATAGAACTCGTTTTGTTTTATCTGCTGCTGCAAAAGTATACCCAGTGCCACCTACAGTTTTAAATTGCACTGTGTGTGCACCAGAAGTTTCGTTTGATATTATGTAAACTTTTTCAATACTATTTGGAATAGTTACTATTTGGTTACCTGTTATTGTTCCTGATAATTTTATTACTGCGTTTCGAGCATTGGATACTGTCGCATCTGACATTAGTAAAGCTGTTGTTTGTGCCCCACCTGCAATTGAAACATCTTGATAACCAGCAATCGCTTGTTCAAATAATTCAAAATTGTTATTTGTTTTTGTGCCCCAAGTTCCTGAATTAGTACCTGTAACCTGAAGTTCAATTCCTAAACTGTTTGTATATGAAACCATAATTATCCTTTCAATGTATTATAAGCGACTTACGCCGCTTTATCAACCTCTGCCCAAGTTGAAGTTGAACCTCTATTTACTTCTGCCCATCCTGTTATAGCAGTGGTGCCTAAACTAGATGTTAAATTAAAACCATTTACTAAAATTGGAGTGCTCACTACATCCGCAGCATTTCCTAATGTAAGACTTAGACTTAATCCAGTTAATGCTACTTCTTGACTTGGTGTTGCTGAGAAAGATCCGAAAGATAAAGTGCTACTTAGTCCCGTAAGTGTAACATTTGCATCAGCTGTAATTGAACTTGAACCTATAGCAGGGGTTAAAGCAATGCCTGTTGCCTCTCCTACATTCGCTTGTTGAACAGCTCCAAGAGCAGATGTCATTGTAAGACCACTTAACGTTAAAGTGGCATTAGCATTTTCTCCCCAGTTACCTTGTCCCCAAGTATAAGAACCCCAAGTGCTAGACATATCTAACCTTAACTAATTCTTATAATGGCAGCAGATGTTGTAAACGCAGGAAATTGAATTGTAAATGTTCCAGAGGTAGCTGACTTATCAGAACCAAAATCCAGAACAGCTACAGCAGGATCCCCAGATGCGGTATCATTATATATCAAAGCTCCTCTTGCCGTCAAAGTAACTCCAGTAAAAGAACGATCTGCAAAATCAACAATTGCAGTATTAGTAGCAACTGAAGTGCCTCCGTTTACTAAAGCTCCACCACCACTTGCATATTGACCAGTATTTGATACTTGGTTATCAGTTGTAAAACTTGTTGTGGATTTACCTAGAGTAGCGGAATTTGTATATAAAGATAACTTAAAACTATTTCCTCCAGATTGTTTGAAGTTGTGTGTTCCTTCAAGCAACTCTTTCTTAAATGAGTTTGTTAGTACACTTGTTGTTATAGCCATATTATTACTCCATAAAATTAAGGTGAAGGTGACTGTATGGGCAATCTTGGAACGCCTTCTTCATACTGTCCTCTTCTACGTTGTCCCATTTGCTGTAAGGCAAATGCTTGAACATCTTCATTATACTTATCTAAATACACTTTGTATAGGTCTGCTGGTCCTTTAAGATATCTAAAACATTCAGTTAAAACACCATTCAAAAGCATAGCTTCTTGATAAGTTGATAGGTAAGTATTATTAGATCCATCAAAGTGTGGTGGGTCTATTATATAATTAATTTGCACTGTATACTCCGCATTTGGCACGGGCGCTAAAACAATAGTAAGATCATCCCAATTAGCATAATATTTAGGAACTCCTGTTGAATCAGATGAATTGTACTCTGATATAAAACTTGTATCTCTTTTTTCTAAAAATGTTCTTACTCCTGAATTTGTTACTTGCACTGAACGTAAATAAATTAAATCAGAGGGCATCGTTAGATATCTTTGTGAAGTAATTGTGTTAGATGTAGAATACTTTCTTAAATCGTCATAATCAACTTTACCTGCAATATCAATTTCAACATGTCTTATAAATTCATCTAAAAGACTATCTGTTAAAACATTAGAATCAACCTCTGTGTAGTTACGTACTTGTGTTAAAAAATTTGCATGGCTTATTGACATATTTAACTCACATTTATTTGTCCACCCATACCTGAGTGATTAGAACAATAATAATATAAAGTGTCTGGAGCATCACCTGCTACAGAAATTTGAGTATAAGCTCCTGACGTACCTGCAACGCCACTTGTAGTCACTCCTGTCGTGTATGGTGAGCCACCACTATGTGTTCCATTGCTTGTGGTTGAAAGTCTTAATGGGTGATTATCATTTGTGCCTGCCGATTGATCAAATTTATAAGTTTGACCTCTAGTAAAGGATAAGGTGTTCTGTTGAACACCATCAATAAAATAATAATTACTGCCACTTACATTTGCAACAGTTGTGGTTAGTGTCGTTATAGTTTCTGTATTTACAATACTTACATTACCAAGTGACAGTGTTGCATTGTAGCTTTGAAGTTCTGTGCCTAAAATACCTTGACCATCAGTTGGTCTCATACCAGGATTTGTAAGTAATCCGTTTGTAATATATAAAACAAAGTCACCAGTATTATCTGGCGTTCTTGGTCTAGCGTTTGCTAAAGCTATTGCATCTGCCTTAATATGTTTTCTTCTTATCTGAGGATGTTTTGCTTCAAATTCAGACTTGTGAACAAAAGAACCATTCCATTCTTTGACCATTTCATTATATGGAAAAGCCATACCAGAGCGATCTGAAATTGCCTGCGCATATTTGCCTCTTGCATAACCCACTATTTAATTCCTCCAAATTTAAAACCTCTTATCGCTTTTCCTCTACCTTTTATTTCACCACCTTTATTTAAAGTTTTAGGTTTTACAAATGAAGCAAAGGCTGTTTGTGGACGATTAAGTGGCCCACTTGTTTGTTGAGGTGAGGGAGAAGTTATTCCTAAACTTGAATAAATGTTTTGACCTGTTAACTGATTACCTTGGTTAGATGAATAGACATTTCTGTAATCGTGTCTTTTCTGAAGTCTTGCTAACTCCCTTTGCGCTTTATCATATTCAGGATCTCCTGCTTTTGCAGTACGAGTATTTGATACAGTAACATTTTTAGTTCCTTGCTGTCTGTAACTTGTACCATCTGAACCAACATAACCAGCAGGATTTGACATAAACCCTGACTGTGAAGCTGGTCTATAAGTAGCACCTTTTGGTATTTCTGTTGTGGTTCGAGCCACACCAGGTTGACTTCCTGCCAGTCCTGGGGGACCACTACGTCCCTCATAATAACTGTAAACAGGTACTTTTTTAGTAGAAGTTTCAGTTACCTTCAGAGCATCAATATCTTTTTGTTTTTCACTAAGTTCTTTTGATAAATTTCTGTAATATCCTTGAGTAGGGCCATAAGATTCTGTATCTACAGGATATCTATAGGTTAATCCAATTCTTTTGTCACTTTGTAAGTCTTCTTTAATTGTAGCAAATTGTTCATCTGATGGTTTTGCATACTGTTTTTGAATATCTGCAATGTACGCTGATCTTTCAGCAGTAGGCATGTTTGCTGTAGCTTGCATTTGAGATTGAGCAGTTTTATCGAATTTCTGAAGTAAATCTTGATCATCTTTCAGTCTGTCTCTGTAATTTTGAATAGTTGTTTGAAGACTTGGGTATTTTTCTAACCCAGTTAAATAACCTCCATTTTTCATTTTTCTCATTCTAAAATTTTTCATCTAAAACCCCTGTGGATAATATGTTTGTGGCGTTATATATACAGATGTTCTTTGACCGTCTTCATTTAGCGCTCGTGAAAGCTCATCTTCGTATATCAGTTTATTCTGTTGCACTACTTGTGGATTATACTTCATAGACAAGTAATACGCCAAACCCGCTACCATACAAGGTATAAACCTAAACACAACATCTGCTGTATTTGTATATGCTCCAGAATCTTCAATTCTTTTTAAATAATAATACTTTAAATATGTATAAGTTACAGCATCAGGTGTTTGATATAATGTAATCGTAGGTGTTGTTAAACGATCAACGTAGTATTGACTAGGTTGTCCCTTTGACCCTTTATTTGGTAAAGCGGCATATTCACTCCTACTGATCTTTGTCAGCGAAACATCGTTGGTAGTGGTGGATTGACCCGTAGTTGTACTTACGTACGCTTCCAGTATGTCGTTCGCATTTGTCGGTGCTGTGTAGGTCGCTGTCCCTGCTGTCAGTAGCTGTTCTTGGTTTGCTACCTTCCAAAGGTGCACCCCGCGGTTTCCCCACTCTGAAAAAAGAATATTTAAACTTCGTCTTGCCGATTTTAAATCATACCCACTGTTGGTTCTTGCAGCACAACGTTCGTATGCTTCTTGAATGATATCATCAATATTGAGATCAAATGAAGTTGTTTCTGATGTGGCCATAATTCATCCTAACTTCTGTGTATTTTATTTGGATCTTTAACACCTTTAATTGCTAACCCACCAAATTTTTTTTTCTTAATGTCTATTAATTCAGCAGATCCTGCTACTGTTGGTGCAAGGGCTGCGCCTATAACACTTTTTTTCAAACCTGCTTTAGGGTCTAACACTTTTCTTATTAATTTTTTAAATTTTTTATAAGACATTTTGTCTATTTCTTTGGATGTTTTACCTGAATGTCTTTCTAAATATTCAACTCCATCTTTTAAGTGTGGATCGTCTCTTGCGTCACCCTCAAGTTTTAATTTATCTCTTGTTTTAAAAAAAAGTTTGTCTTTTTTATCCATAATTCATCCTAATAAATTGGTGTTTTCTTTTTAAAGCCACCCTTTGCCATTTTCACGCCCACAGGGCCTCCGTATTTTTTTTTCTCCATGTCTTTTAATTCTGCTGAGCCTAACTCACTTGGTGTAAGAATTCCAATGACACCCATAGTTTTACCTAAAACTTTTGCAAGGTTCTTATTTTTGGATAATCCTGTTACAGGTGCGTTTTTTTGTCTTTGTAAAAATTCAGGTATTTTTGGTTCGTTTCTTTTTTCCATAACATAAGTGCTTAATTTTTTACCACCTTTGTCCCCTTTAATATCTACCTTACCTTTTTTAAGTTCTTTTTTAAAATTTTTTTCTGCCTTTTTTTCTTTAATAAATTTACCAAGGTTTGCTCCCATAGCCTCTTCAATAGCCATACCTCTTTTTTTTTCATAACCAGATAGTTGCCCGTCTTTGTTTAGATCAGCTTTTTTTGAATTTTTAAGTTCTTTTTTCATAGTCACAGTATATCGTTATAATAGGTTTGTATCAACATCCCCTTGCTTGCAAATGTTTTAACATTAGTAGGTTTACCACCAACTCCTTGCGCCTTTGATCTTTTTCTTGCAACTGCACTTTTCTTTTCAGATTCAGTCATTCTTGCCGCTTTTGAGGCAGGTACACATTTAGGGTATTTTCGTTTGGAACCACTTGCACTTTTACGACCACATTCTTTATGACCTCCACCTTTCTTTTTAGAACCGATGTCAACCCATTTTTCGGAAAACCATTTTTTTAAACCACTCTTGGCCATTATTTTAATAAATCTTTGTAGTATGCCTGAGCTGAAGAGTTCATTAAATTATCATCATCAACATCTACTGAGATTGGTGAACCCATAACCTCGTGATTACCTACTTTGTTAAAGCCACCCTCTGCCTTTTTAAATCTACTTTCTGATGCTTTTTCTGCATCAGTTTTACCAAATTTAAGACGTTTTTTTCCTTTGTCTTTACCATAAACATTTTCCATTTGTAAAACGTCTATAAAAGGATTTGGATATGATAAAATTTCTTCAGTATCTTTCCCTTTTTTGTAAGTCACTGGCCCTCTTTTTTGTTCCTGTTTTCTAATTTTTCTACCACGATAACCAGCCATTGCCTCACGTCTTCTATTTGGGTCTTTTAAATCATCTAGAAAAGAGTAATCATCTTTAATTTGTTTACCCTCACTTGCTTTTATCATTGCCCCTTTTTTAACTGGTTTAGGTCCTTTAAAATCTTTACGTTTTACACCGCTCGGATCTTT